GAAATATGTCTCCTACACGAGCTGGATACTTTGAAACACAGTATAAGAAATCGGAGTTTCTATACCGCATCATCATAGAATAGATTTCATCTCTACACTTACTACCGCAGGATATAATCAAGTCGCTTTCTGGTGTGAAGAATTGTATCCTATCCCAGTCGTGGCTACCTATCTTTACTCTATCGACACATTCAGTGTTGAGGATAAAATTAACTGCGTAGTTATCGTGAGGAGTTATTATGAATTGTAGGCCGTGCTTATTGCAGTCTTCCTTTAGTGGAAGAATATACTTCTCAGGTAGCCAAGGGAGCTGTCTGTGTGCCCCTTGAAAGCCTTCTTTATAGTACTGAAGTTTAAAGGCGTCTACTTTGGCTCTGACCGCTGTGTCTAGTAGAGCTGTAAGACGTCCAGGGTCGCCCTCGTGATCAATTCCTGCTTCTGCTATTATGTATACCATGTTCTTAATGTCCTAATTTAGAGTTTAACTCTACGGCCTCGTTGTGAGTCATACATTTCATCTCTAATACCTTGACGAAAGGTTTACCAACCTGATACTTAATTCCTTGTACTAGATTGTCGTAATTAACTCCAACCATGTCCATACAAACCTCTTTAGTAGGATGGGGATTAGTCCATTGAACCCAGCCTTTATCTGGTGTATGCGTAGTTACTATCAAAGCACTTATAAAATACATAGTTATCATCATAACACCCACTTGGTTTTAGGTTCTATAGAATTGAGACGGACTCTATCTAAGAATGGAGATATTGCATCTGCCATTTCCTGTATTAGTCCTGCAGTTAGAAAGTGTGGAGTAAGTCCATCCAGGATAAAGCTATCATTTACGGGAGAGTAGTAGTGTTGCTCTGCTTCTACTCTTGGATTTGGGAGTTCTTCTATTTTACCGCCTATAGCTTTTACAACACAGTCAGCTATGTGCATGACGCAGTACTTCTGTGTGTATTGATTTCTTACTTTAAACTCTCCAGGAGCGGCAGGGACTTCTGCAGCTATCTGTACACATTTCATAGTGTCTCTTATATCAAGGAAGCCTCTCTGCTGACCTCCTGTTCCATAAACAGTTATTGGTATGCCCAGTAGGGACTGTACTATAAACCTGTTTAGAACGGTTCCAAAGGTTTCATCGTAGTGGAAGCTGGTTCTGTTATTAGAGTCATATGGGCCATCCTCTGTCCCTACCCCATATACTATTCCTTGGTTAAGATCAGTGACTCGTAGTCCCCATATTCTACAGGTAAATTCTAGGTTGTGGGAGTCGTGAACCTTTGATAGATGATAGAAGGAACCTGGCCGCTTGGGGAAGAGAACTCTATCTTCTCTCCCTTTATGTGTTATATCAAGCCAACCTTCTTCTATGTCTATATTAGGGGTCCCATACTCTCCCATAGTTCCTAGCTTTATTATATGGATATCTGGATTTACCTTCTTGACGGCGAACATAAGATTCAAGGTTCCCGCGATATTGTTCACCTGGGTTTCTATTGCAGCAGACCTGCTCCTCATGGAGAAGGGCGCGGAGGGCTGCTCTGCGTAATGTACTATAGTGTTTATTCGATCGTTTTCTAGTATGTTGCATAGAGTTTTAAACCCTTCTTCTTTTGATAGGTCGAAAATGTGGCAAGGCATATTATCGAACTGCTTTGCTCTAACTTCTAATAGCTCTGGTAGTATTAGAGGAGTTACCCCTATACTTCTTTCCATTCTTCTTTTTAAGTAGTTATCAGCTACTGTGACGTTGTGATTTCTGGCCTTAAAGTGTAGCGCTGTGGGCCAGCCTAGATATCCATCGGCCCCCAGTATTAAAACATTCATTTCTCTAGGCCTCCCTGCCTCACTATCTTATTGAACTTGTTCATAGGTAGTTTAGATGCTACCCATCCATATATAGTATTGTACTTTACACCGTGTGCCATGCAAGTACCTACTAGCCTGTATAGATAAGAACTGTTCCGTTTATCAACTGCTAGTTCTATCTCTTCTCTTATCGTAGTGTTCTTTACCATCTTAAGTCTCCCATATTCCTAGTGCGTTGGCTTCTATTAATGCGTCTGCTATAAGTAAGTCGTCTCTTCCGTCGATATCCATACTATCATAGATTCCTATTGGAACAGCCGCTGATGGTTGTGCAAATACTATTCCCTTCTCCAAGCTCTCTGTCTTGGTTATGACCAGGTTTCCAAACTTATATAGTATTGGTTTCTTCTCCTTATTATATGCCCACTCTCTCTGGTTGTATGCCCAGGTTACTCGCCCTTGCTTTAACACTCTTTGGTTCCACGCATGATAGTTATGTGGAACTTTGCATACTGTTTGTACACTCTGTAGATCTGGCTCTTCCTTCAATCTCTTTATACATTCATTTATCTGATAGGGGAGGAGAAAGGGACTTGTGGGCTGAATAAGGGCGATTGCGTAATGTCGCTCCTCATCCTGCCCATAGTAGGTGTTAATAAAGTTTGTGAGTACCTTACCAATGGGCGTGTCGGCCTTAGTAAGATGCTCTGGTCTATTAACGACCTCTATTCCCTTTCTCCTCGCTAAGTTGGCTACTGGTTCACTATCAGTGGAGCAAACTCTATCTGTAATAGAGCTAGCTTTTAGTGCTTCTATGCAGTATGATATTAGATGCTCTCCTCCTAATAGAGCCATGTTTTTATGCTCTATAGATTTGGAACCGGCTCTTGCTGGGATAAATCCTAGTATTCTCACTTCAAATCCTTTCGTTCCCAGCGATAGAAGGCATGATTTCCTATTACAGTTGTTAGACTCTTAGTTTCTGCCCAGTCTGGAAAGATATAGTCAGCGTGGTAGTGAGTTGCTCCTTTAGTAACTGGGGGATAGTTAGCTTTAGTTACTAATTGTGCTATTAGGTATGCCCATGCAAATGCTTCTTTATCTTTAGCCTTGTCGCTTTTGCCATCACAGTACCAGCTAAACTGACACTTATGTCGCACAGGAAACGCGGTTTTTGCATAGACAGGTCCTTGCATTACCACCTTGCATATATCGTCAGGATATCGTGGGTCTTCTACCCTATTCATTACTACTTCTGCTACTGCTACTTGACCTACTATATCTTGATCTCTTGACTCAAAATATATATTGAGTGCTAGGCACATAATAGCTGTTGTGCCTATCATCTTACTCTACCTATAACTTCATATATCACCGCGCGTTCTGTTGCGCTCCAAGCGCTTATTGTACTCCCCCCTATGTGGGGAGTAAGTATTAGATTGTCTTCTCGTCTAGCGTATTCACAGACAGAAGAGTACATAGGAGTGAAGCCTGGCTCAAATTCATTTGGCAGAACGTCTAGCGCAGCTCCTGCTAATTCTCCTAGATCTAACATGGTTAGTAAATAGTCAGTGTCGATCAGCTCTCCTCTGGCGGTATTAACCACAAAGGCTGAACGTCTTAGCAACTTCAGTTTGTCTTTACTAATTATAGGTTGGGTATCTTCGTCTCTTACAGAGGCAGTTACTGCTAGTACGTCACAGTATAATAGGACTACTGCATCTGTGTCTGTATCTACTAGTGTGACCTTCTCGAATATAGGAGTAGCCATCTTATGCAGCATCTTCCCTATCCTCCCTGCACCCCATATACATAAGTGCATTTCTGATAACATCTTTTCTGCAGGTCTAATTGTACGGTTCCACATACCCCAACTTGCTTCAGTGTGATAAGCTGGTATTCCTCTATGCACAGCGAGGATTAGTCCTAAGGTATGCTCAGCAGTAGCCGTTATCATTTTCATATCTGGGTTATTCCAGTTAGATATGATCGTAATCTGATCACTGTCTAGAGTAGGTTTGAATGAAGTGTTCATAACTAGATATCTTGTATCAGGATATCTACCTTTTATAAAGTCGTATCCCAGGGGCCAGAAGACAACCTCTTCTCCAGACCTCCCTCCATCTGGAAAGGGTTGCCTGGTTAGCTCGAAGTTCTTGTCTATGAGATCTATATTATCGTCTTGCCACCCTAGGCAGTCGAAATATAATGCAGTTGGTTTACTCATATCGATTGCCACTCTGTTACTAATAGGTATATTACTATGATCCAGCCAATTAGCATTAGCTTTCTATAGGTGCGTATTAGTAGATCTATAAACTCCATTATAGGTCTCCCTTTACTATACATTCTAGTCCACTAAATACTGCGTCTGTGGCATTGCCTTTACCGTATGGAAAGGATCTTTCTCCTAGCACAGCGCGATCTACTGTGTGGTTCTTTAGCCAGGTTAGTGTTGAACCCAGATTTTTATGAGTCCTAACATGAAAGACTCCACAGTCCCTAGCCCTACCTTCCTGTCTCGTTCCTATGTCTATGGAGATTGTTTCTACGAAGGGAGCTTCTTTTATTCCAGCAGAGCTGTTTCCTACCATGAGGTCTGCATCTGTTAGAAGTCTACGGAATACACGACCAGGTATGTTTTGAAATACCATAGCTTCTCCCCGCGTCTCAAACTCGTGCAGTGTATCTATTATATATTCATTCCCAGGGTCTGAGCATGGATAGATCGCTATTATGTGGTAGTTGTAATCTACTAACTCTTGGAGTACCCTATGAGCAAAGTCTCCTGTATCTAGTCTAGTATGATCACCATAATCTTCTATCACAGGGTGCATTAGGAAGATAGCTGTTTGCTTACTAACTATTGGCTTTGGGTAGTAGCTTTGGATCCATAACTCGGCCTCCTCTGTTGTAGCTATATCTTTATAGGCATCTAGGTGAAGATCCCCTGACACTGTTGTATGAGTTATCTTCTCTACTCGTCTTTCTGCATCTTCGTGAGGTGCGAAGGCATAGTCTGCCATGCAGGTAATAGCCATCCTTGTGGGATCATCTATTGTACCCGTTACCTCTCCTGCTTCTAGGTGTATTATCTTTACTTCATTGATAAGGGCAGCTTGAGCAGCAGCGAGTGATTCTCCCCTATCTCCGTATAATATCAGAGTATCTAGGAGCGTACATATCTCAGTCATTTCCTTCATCACCTTAGAACAGTTATAACTTCTATTCGTGCAGGTGTTTCCAGCTATGGCTGTTATATATGTTATCTTAGTTTCTGGCTGAAGGTGTCCTTTGACATATAGGTGGGTGTCTCCAAACATCTTCATCATATGTTGATCGCACACTATGACAAATAGGTTGGCCCACTCAGCTTCCTCTAATCGTTTTATAAGGGGGAGCATAGCATCGAAGCCACCACGCTTTCCTGTTAGTATACCAATATTCATATCGCATCCTTTCGTTATTCAAGGAGCGCATCAATAACCACTACTTTCTCTATATACTCACCATCTCGAAATAAGAGATAATTGACACGCCCAAACTTCCTACTCATAATTGCACTGGCTAGTGCGTTCAAGATGGCTAGGGAACTGATCAGCAGGTAATCAGTTTCCTCGGCATCCTGCATACCTTCTACTAACTCTCTGTACATACTTTCTGTATTATATCGGGGAACGGAGCCTGAAGTCAAAAACACGAAATCTCCGAAGCGATTTGCATCGGAGTAATCATGTGCCCCTTTATTAGGAATGTAGACTTTAGGCATTGGGTTAAAGAGGGTAAACTAATTTCAGAGGGAGGAACCCGAAAGGACAATGTGGGTATGGAAATCAGCTTACCCTCGATACTCCTTAGATGTCGTTGATCATAGCGAGCAGTTCTTGCTTCTGCTCGTCTGAGAGGTTCGCGTATTCCTCTTTAAGTTTCTCGGTTTTCGGCTTAGCGGCTTTGCGAATACCAGGTACCCAGGAATCTGCAACTTTTTGCAAATCTGCACCTTTAGTTCCGGCATCTATAGCTGAGCGTACAACCGATTGTAGACCGACGATCATATTAGCTCGGGCTTTGTCATAAACTACGTCTGCACCGAACTTCTTGACCATTGCGTCAAGATCTTTTCCGAACTCAAACTTAACGCTTTGCTTTGCGCCATCTTGTCCAATTTTAGCAGAAACTTCCATGATATTTTCTCCTTATTCATGGTTGTTAAGATAATGCTTCCTCATCTGAAGCGTATGTGTATTATGATGGATAGCAGATTACTTGTCAAGCAGAAAGTTTTAACTTACTCCTATCCGGTAGTGCGCTTTTTTACTATTTCTCGGAGGTCAGTAGAAGCGCCCTGCGACTTTAGTATCTCGTGTGTAACTGCCGCAGCTACTTGCTCCGCATCTTCACTACTACGTCCGTGAGATAGGTGGGCTGACTTTCTTCTCTTCATAGAGAGAATGGCTCGATATCTAACTTCAGCCATCTCTCCATCAGTTCCGTCAGGCCACAAAACTGCACCCCAGTCACGACCCCTAAGTATACGAGATATAGTAGGTTGGGATACCTCGTATCTATCCGCGATCGACTCTTGAGTGAGTTGACCCTCCCAGAGGAGGGTCTTAATCTCACGTGCGTTGTCTTCGTTTAGCATTCCACGCGGTAGCATAGCTAACCGTCCAGTCCGCTCTTGTTTACATTCAACGAGAATCCGACCCCATTGCCGTAATCTAGTTTTTGAAATCCGTGGCTTGTTGCCACTTTAACTGTTTTTTTGGAACTAGAAAAGCCGAAATCTTTGTCTAGATCGACCTCTATCACCAGTTTGTTTCCTTCAATCTTGTAGTCTATATTAGTCAACATGGTTGTTCTCCTTTGTTGAGGGTTCTTAGTTTATTCCAGCGGATAGTTTTGTTGCGGAAGTGCTGATTTGCCATTCTCAGCTCTTCTTTTGGAATAAGCTCTGAGGTATGGACAGTGGATACACGGGCACAGTAGAAGCCCAACTTCTCTACTATCTTATGGCAGATCTTGACAGCTTCTTTTAGAGTTTGCTCTTCAGTTAGGCGTTGCCAGTTTGGGTCTGAAGAGGTGGTTAGGAAGTATATATTATACATCGGCTCTACCATTCAACCGATTATCTATAGAACGTAGTTGTTCTAGTATATCTTTGGTAGTTCGTTCTTGTGTGCCAAGTCTTTGTTCTACTAGAGTTATTCTATCTTCATTCTTGGCTTTTGCAAGTCTTCTGTCTTTACTTGCTTTTAGCTCGCCGAAATTCTCTCTGCGAGTTTTAGAGATAGTGCTGATAGACATATTGAGATGTTCAGCTACTTTAACATCGGTCCAGTTTTGTTTATAGTCGCATAGGTTGTTTTCGTACTTTGTGAGATTGTCACTAAGGAATAGATACGCCTTTATTGCGCTTTGTTGAGTGCCACCTTCCTTACGTTTGGTGGATAGGTCTAACTCTGATTGTTCAGTCATTATTACCTCCATAAACGGGAGCAAAGCCATTCTCTCTGCACCAGTAATCAACTATCATTTCACGAACAGAGTTCTTCTGTTTGTCATTCAGATCGTGTAGGTTCCAGCTTTGGCCTTTAACCTCCACGAGGTGCGTTCCAGCATTTCTATGAATTCTAAGCAAGTGCTTGTATCCTTTCAGTTGTGTAGATTCCCCAATTATGTATTTTGGCATATTGCACACCACTTGTCAATCACATTGTCATAAGATGCTATGTGAATACATGAATAAATAAATATATGTATAGTGACCCCCCCTGATGTTGGTGGAAGTGGAAAAGGGGTCTTGTAAGAGGGTATATATAATAAGATAAAAAAAAAATAACCCTCGTAATAGAGTAAGGGGAGCTTACATCCTCGCCGTAAGTTCGTATTCGGCCCCGTGGTTAGTATGGCACCCCCCAACATCCATATATTCATTTATTCATTTATGTATCATGCAACATTCAAACATCCTACTCCTTGACAACATAGCGAATATGAGTATAATAGTAAGATGAGAAACAAAAATACAGAAATTGAGCGTCTTTGGCTTGCCTCTGGTCCAGCTATGCAAAGGATGCGTCTATTTCATGGCACATTGGAGAGTAAGTATGCCCCGGAAGGTATTGAGCAAGAGTCCTCACATCCTCGAAGGAATAAAGGCGATGGCGGAGTTCTTCGGGAAGCATCCAACAACGATAGCTAAGTGGATTGAGACTGGATACCTGCCAGCTAGCAAGACACCTGATGGTGTCTGGTTCATATCCAAGAGTCTTATCAATATGTGGATGTTTGCAGGTAATAGAGCAGAGCTTAAACGCAAGGTAGAAAGTGGAGAGCATCGGGTTGACCCTGAGATAGTCAAAGAGTTGCTCGAAGATGGAAGGGATAAGAGCTGGAATGACTGATTATCGTCCTGTACCCAAGGTGGATATCCATAACGAACTTAAAAGATATAGCAGGGAGCCATTTATACAAACTCTCGCTTATCTTCTAGGTTGTATGCCTACTAAAGAAGCTGTGCAAGAGTTCGCTAATGCCCATCCTGATAGATGGGCTAACTCTATATCTACTTTTAGTAAGATGGCTGGATATCACGATAAATTAGAAATAGAACACAATATCCACTTGGATATGACCAGACTCGGAGATGCAGAGCTTGATCAACGCTTGCTCGAACTTAGGGAGGTTAAAGATATCACACCTTTGGTACACGAAGTCGATATCAATGAGGACGCCCCCGACTAATGCTGTGCCCTAAGTGCTCCGGCGCGGGCCTTGTTCATGCGTCTCACTTAAACATTCCCCCCACTGGCTTTCTTCCAGGAAGTTTATATCCTTGCGACTATGAGGGTTGCCATAGTGGGCATATTTCATGTTGTGATGGGTTGGCAAAAGAGAAGGGGGCCGAAGCCCCCTAGTTTGGGTGAGAATCTTATACGTCTGGAAATAGGTCTTCCCATTCTTCGGGAGTTGCTCCGGTCATTATAAACTCTCTATCGTCTAGTGAGAGGTATGGGAACTCATTCTGAATCAAATCCGTGGTTCCCTCACGTCTCCGGCGCATATAGTCAGTGTATTTGTCTTCAGGTATGTCCAACGATCTAGTGTTGAGTTTTCCTGTGAAGTTTGACCGTCGTTTCACTGTTATCATGTCTAAAAAACCTCCATCAAAATCAGGATCTATTAGGTGACAATCTTCTAGATCTTTGGTTAAGAATCTAATCGGAGTCATCTTCCAACTCCACTTCTAATAGTTCTTTCTGCCTATCAGCATATCTCTCCTGGAGCATTTCTTTAATCTTTATGTACTCCTCTCCTAGATGCTCTGACTGTGTCTTATTATAAACTATCATGGGTTGTACGATAACCTCGTCGGTTTCCATCTGATCTTCCACGCCTTCCTTATACCTCCAGTGGTCTTTTTCAAGTGGAACACCAAAATCCAGTTCTAGTCTTTGCTTACTGAAAACGGCAGTAGTTACACTATCAAACTTAGTGTGCAGTGGTAGTGAACTTAGTACCTCTGTTACCTCGTCCTCACTCTCACATACTATGTTGTCCATCTCAAACTGATGTGGCAACTTTACGTTAAAATAAATTTCCATCTTTTTGCTTCCTTTTCTAAGATGTGATCGGAATCCGATCATAAGTTAATGTATGGTTTTGTTCTTTGTGATCAGCTTGTCTAGCTCACCCTTAGTATAGGCTTTCCAAGCGATCCAACTTCCGTATATAGCCTCGTCGAAGCTGATATCATCCTGGTACGACTTATACCAGAGCATGAACGTAACTCCTTGGAAGACCATTTCACTTATAGGCCCATGATGTAGGATAGCATCGCTAATAGAGAAGAAATAGCTTGTTATACTTAGGTCTTCTGCATCTAGGCACTCTGCTTTCCAATCTTCTGATATCAAAGCATCTACTTGCTTACGATATTCTTTGAAGAAACTATCAGGTAGCTGTTCAGCTAACTCTCTCCTACTGTCGAGTGAGTCGCCGAGTTTCTCTACAACGTCAATAAGAGCAGGCATAGAATCAACCAAACGGGCACTCTCCAGAATAGTATTGTAATCATCCATTTACTCGTCCTTTCGGTAAGGTATCTGCCTCATCAGTGACTGGCGATAAGTCCAGCCAGAGGGGCTTACGCCCCTTTCGGCTAATGTACTATTAAGTAGGAAGCTAAAACTATCCCTACCATTATCATTGCATAGCCGAATGCTAATTGTTTATCTATCATGGCTCATCCCTCCTATATAGGTTATGTTGAAGTACAAACTCAGCACCATAAACTGAGGGCTCTCCACATTCTTCGCACTCATACTTCTGAGCGTCGGGTTCACATCCGTCTTGCTCGATTCCACAAGAAATGCAGAGTCCAGGGTTCTCGGTTGTAGTCATATATCTTTCGTAAGATTTGGCTACTTGAGTCAATAGCGGTAAGGGCACTATCACCTCCTCTTGTTAAAAAAATTAGGCAAAAAAGTGGGAGGGCTTTCGCCCCCCCTCCTTTTTAGTCGTCCATTGTTTCAATGAGTGCCAGCATTTCCGCTTTTGACATTCCAACCATTAGCTTTTTCACCTTGGTGGCTTTGTCGGCGGGCTTGCGAGTTGGCGGGATAAAATCCGGTGACCATCCTGCGAGTATCACCTTGTCCGTAACATCCTTTTTCAGTTGTGTGCGAACAATGCTTTGAGCTGAAATTTTCAAACCACGGGTAAAAAAGTCTATTGCGGTTTGTTCATCACCCATCCGGGAAACCAATTCTTCGACGGTTTCCGGAACATTCAAATCGACCGACAACGAACGCGCCGCCGCATCATTTGAAACCGATGTATTGAGAGTAATTGTTTTCATGTTTTTCACTTTCTGTTAGTGATTGGATAATCCCAACCAACAAAACCACAATGCACCAATTTGACCCAGTTGTCAACAAATCATTTGCATGTTTTTGACCTATCCAATGTGTCGGTTCATCCTATGTGTTTTGGACGTGCTACCAGCATGACAGAATCGGTCATACTCAGAACGCCATGTGTCAAGTGGCAACTGACAGTTTACAAGTGGTGACTGGCAACTGTATGCTTACAGTTTACAAGTGCCAAGTGTAAGCTGTCAGTTGCCACCCCTCGGTTCATGTAAACTGTAAGCTGACAGTTTACAAGGCCCCAAAGTGACCGCATGTGGCACATGACAGAATCGGTCACACTGGCTCGCCCAAGCAAGCTATTGCAGTTGAGAATCATTCGCAACTGGCCCAAGTGTGACCGCATGTGGCACCCACTACCTATGGTACCCCCAGCTATACGGGGGGCACTACACCTTGTGGGGGGGTGACCCCTTGACGCACTACAGTCAAGGGGTGGGGGGGACCCATCTCGCCAGAATATGATGTGGCCTATGTTTTGCATCTTATGAAGAATATGGTAGGTTCGAGAAAAGGAGATATCATGCTTTATGTAGATCGTAAGAATAAAGAAGAAGAGTATATGCTTCTATCGGAGAGGCAGAGAAGACAGCAGGAAGATCCCCTACATGGATTTGTTCCACACGGTAAGCAGAGGGTTTTTCTTAACAATGTATTGCAGAGGAAGTTTAAGGAGAATTATTACCTAGGAGCTAATAGGTCAGGGAAGTCAGATGCTGGCTGCTATGTTGGAGCCTCCTTAGCAAGATTCGGGGATCAATCTGATAAGGTTAAGTGGGTTAGAGGTAAGGACTCCTCTGTGTCTATACGAGATAGATCTACCAGTGGATGGGTGGTATCTCTGGATTTTCCTTCCTCTAGGGATATAGTTCAGCCCAAGTACTTTGATAATGGATTCATACCTCCGGGGGCTACGCACGAGCCGTTTATCCCACAGAGAGAGTTAAAGAAAAACGGGTGGCGAGTATCGGATCAGATACTCCAGTTAAAGAACGGATCTATCGTGGGTTTCAAGAGTGCAGACTCTGGAAGGCTTAAGTTCCAAGGAACTGAGAAGGATTGGGTACACTTCGACGAAGAGCCTCCTATGTCTATATATGAGGAGACTGTTATAAGGGTAGGTTCTCGCCCCTTGAATCTATTTTTTACCTGCACTCTCCTACCGCCCGAGGGACAGATCGGGGGAATAACCTGGTTATACTCTGAAAAAGTAAAACCGTGGCAACAAGGTCTTATGGAAGACATAGGAATAGTATCCGCGTCTATATACGATAATCCCCATATAGCATCTGAGGAGGTAGAAAGATTAGAGAGTATATTTCCAGAAGGATCAGTTCAACGACGTATCCGTCTGAATGGGGAGCTTATCCCTGGATTGTCTGGCGCTAGAATATATAGTGGATTCGACTTTAGATTAAATGTAAAAGATCAATCGGATATAGCATCTAGACGTCCTCTATGCTGGATCTGGGATTTCAACGTTGAGCCTATGGTTAGTCTTATTGGTCAGAGAGAAAAGGGATTATTCCGAGTATTTAGAGAACTCATTCTCGAGGAGGGAAACATCCAGGAGATGTGTGATTACTTCAAACGGGTTCATCCTTCTCATCTAGCTGAAATATGGATATATGGTGATGCGTCAGGAAAGGACAGAAGTCATCAGACTAAGAAGTCATCGTATAATCTTATACTAAACAATATGGTAGATTATCCTACTCCTATGAAGATGAAGGTTCCAGAGAGTAATCCTAGCATAGCGGATAGAATAAATGCAGTTAATAGAATATGTAAGGATGAACATGGAGAAGTACAGTTAGAGGTAGATCCTAAGTGTAAAGAATTGGTAGAAGATTTTGAACAGGTAATATCGGACGGACGCGAAGGCATTAAGAAAACGTTCAATAGAAAAGATCCCTACTATAAAAGAACTCATACAAGTGACGCATTAGGTTATTGGATAGCACAAGAGGCTCCAATACGGCCTATGAGAGCTAGTCATGTAGGAACTCGTGTTCGTATACCATCGGTTAGTTATATGAGAAAGGGATTGTAATGTCTCGATCTACTGATCGGATTACGATCATATAGAGCATGGAATTAATAAAACTATATTGGCATCAAATAGTTTTCATTATAGGACTAGTAGTAGTGGCAGTAAAGCTATCTGCTCAAGTAAACTCTATTCAGAAAGATTTAAATAATCTTACAAAAGATTTAAATCGTAGAGATACCTATGTTGAAACTGTTAAACTAAGAGCAGAAGTGGATGGAATAAATAGAAATATAACAGGTCTATGGGCTTTCTGTGACAAACTTAGAGATAAACTTAATGGATCATCTGGATAGTACGCGACAAGATATACATATATGCGTATTATAAATAAATGTCAAAGCGCGAAGATATTACATTATGCTGCAAGATGTGCGGTGATGACCTCTCTCCTGGAGGCCATAGACGCATAGGAATCTGCGCTTGGTGTATGGCGTCGAATAAGTATAAGGCAACAAGGATACCTGGAGTGCAGTATGGCAGATCAAGTTCGTACAACACCGGGCGAGGATCGCCCTATATCCCCGAATAGTGAAGTATCTATACTTAACTCTATAAGGGAATTTAGAAAAGAAGCTAAGGATGCTAAGAAGCATCGTATGTATGTTAACCAGATAAATAAAAATGCTTATCTGGGAAAGCAAGACTTTTCTCATAAGAGAAAGGGTCAGTCTAGGGAATTTCTTCCTAAGACTCCTGTAGCTATAGAACAGTTGACGGCATTTATAAAACGGGGATTGACCCAGTTTGGTGCTTGGTATGATGTTGAGCTATCTCCAGACTCTCCATCTCCTTTAGCATCTCACGAGATCCGTAGTTTATTAAATTGCTTCCTGGACAACTGCTACACGTCGGACTATCAAAAAGAGAATTTAGCAACTATACTAACAGATGCAATTAAGGTTGCAGCTCTGGAGAGTCTAGCTATATTCAAGGTACACGGATTCCAGAAACCTGAACGTAAGTTTGTAGCTAAGAAGGGAAATATATCCGTTACTGGTGGTGAGATACTCCAAGGCGAGTCTGTATTAGAGACGGTTACTAGAAACGCTTGGAATCTTCGTGTAGATCTAATAAGACCTGAAGACTACTATCCAGATCCTACTGGGAGAAATATGTATGAGATACATGAAAGTGAGTTAGATCTATCCTCTGTAAAACGACTTGCTGAGCAAGGCATCTATGATAAGGCGGCTGTAGATAGTATAGAGGAAGACTATAAGAAGATAGAAGAGGAATCGCGGCGTCCTGGTGATATGCAGCAAGATGAATCTCAGAATCCATCCTTTAGGAGACGCGTAGTAATAACAGAATTATGGGGAACTTTGTTGGATGAGAACGGAGACATTACCCATGAGAATATATTCTGTGCTATGGCTAATGATAAGTATATAATAAGAGCTCCTCAACCTAATCCCTTCTGGCATCAGAAGAGTCCCTTTGTACGGTTTCCTCTAATCCGTGTTCCATTCAGTGTATGGCATAAAGCTCTGTTTGATCATGCCAGTCAGTTGAATATGGCCCTAAACGAAGTATTTAACCTTATTCTTGATGGTGGCATTTCATCTGTATGGGGGATAAAGCAAATACGAATAGATGACCTTGAAGATCCTAGACAAGCGACTGATGGTATAGCACAAGGTGATACCCTAGCAGTAAAGAACACTCTCCCTCATGGAACTAAGGTTCTGGAGACAGTATCTGAAGGAGAAGTACCTAGAGACTCTATGGCTGTGTTTGAGATGGTCAATAGAGAGTTTATGGCTGCTGCTCTTACTACAGAATTAAAGTTAGGCTCACTCCCTGCTAAACAAGTCAAAGCAACTGAAATTGTAGAGTTAAGTCAAAGTCAATCATTAACTATCGATAGTCTAGTAGCTGATGTAGAAGGCTATCTGACTGAACTACTGGAGAAGATTTTTCTTACTGTCTTACAGAACTTAGAAGTCACCCCAAGTGAATACATAGTTAATAGTGTAGGACTAGACGGTGCATTTCGATTAGCTCAAATGGACAAAGCGACTCGATTCGCTACATTTGCTAACTTTTGTTCGTTTAAGGTCCACGGGCTTTCGAGCATTCTATCTAGGGTTCGAGACTTCCAAAAAATGGCATCCTTACTCCAGATGGTCACAGTCAATCCTATCCTACTACAGAGCTTCTACAAGAGATATAGTGGCGATAGAATCTTATCTCATATGATGAAGACGCTCAATGTAAATCCCGAGAGAATAGAGAGGGATCACGAAGAACTAGCTAGAATAGATAAAGATATGCAAGAACTTCCAGCCTTCCAAAACCTCACGTCTCAGACAGGAGGAGCGGGGGGTAATGCAGGCAACGTAGGTGGTCCTGGTACTGGTGGAGATGAAGGTGCCGCAGAGATATCTGCCCTATCCAATCCAACCGCTAGCCTTGCTGGGTTAGGTAATTCTCAATAGAAAGGTAAGAACAGATGGCAGTAATAACTGATGGTCTAATAAAGAAGTTAGAGCAGATATCTACGGATACACACCTACCTCTCGAAAAACGGCTAATAGACACCGCTGTTTGGTACCACAAGAACAAAGATACAATACCTAAATCTAACGTCGAGAAACGCGTAGAGTTTCTCGAGAAGACTTTTGACATATTCCTAGAGCTTATAGCTATGCAAGTAGAACGTACACAGAGGGTAGAAGGGTATGGAAGTGATAGCCTTTGGTTACCTAAGGGTATGACCTACTCCGGGGATTTAAAGGACTTTGGTTGATGGCTGAGCCTACGCTTAATGAGATCTTTGATAATCTGACTGTAGACGAGATTAGACGACTAAAGGACGAGGTTAGTTCTACGGCTAGAAAGAGATTCGGAATGGGTCTACCTACAGGCATAATGGAGGGTGGACAATCACTGATACATAGTCGAGGCCCACAGAGTGCATTAGCTGAAAAACTTAGAGACCTTGTAAAAGGGTTAACTGCACCTCAGGTGCCTATGGGAGAGATATCAAAGTTTGAGTCCTCTTTCTTTAAAGAGTTAGGGGCTGATATAGAAAAGAATTGGATGTCTTTTCTTCCTTGGGGTAAGTTTTTTAGGGCAGGTGGCAAGTTAGCACGGCAGAAGTTACTTCCGGGCACTCCTCCTCGTACAACTATAGGATCTAAGAAAGCTCGTAAAGGTCAAATTCCATATCTGTATCATGGATCATCAGATCCAGCATACAAGGCTGGGACGCAGTTTACAAGAGGGTCTTCTGCAGAAGTTCGGATTCCAGGAACTTCTCTAACTAGAGATCCATCAGTGACTTCAAGAGAAGCATTTTCTAGGAACATAGGGATAGGGCATAACTCAGCAACGGATGCCTTAACGAATCTAGCTTCCAGCTATGTAGTTAGAATGAATCCTAAGGCTATGAATGAAGTATTAAATATATCTCCAGGGGTCTATGCTAGTCGGCCCTATATGAAAAAACAAGAACTTACTGGTAGATTACTAGCTAAACCTCAATCTTTCTTTACCGAGCTGGAAATCTTTGCAACAACAGGTACTAGGCATGAGAGTATGGAGCCAGGAGATGTAGCGGCTTACATGGCTCAAGACCGAGACTTCTTAAGTCCTGAACAGTTTGATAAGAAATATCGTCTTAGTACTTCTATTAGATCTGGTATGCTTCCTCAGGATTTAGAAGGTAAACTGTTAGAGAGAGCAGAGAGGATAGTAACTAATATAGACGATAGTCGGCGGCTTTCTGGTAAATATCTTGACGCTGTTAATCAGGTATATGATTCTGCAACCCAAGCGTCTAGGAATCCAGTGCCTTATGTATTAGAAGGTCAAGGGGGAGTTGCAGGACGTGGGCCTACAGCTAGTAGTATAGACTATGTCCAACTGCAACGAACCAGACCATCTAACGGGGTTAAACTAATGAAGCGAGCTTTAGCTACGGGAAGTAGAGCTTATAGAGCGCAGTTATGGAATGCTCATAATAAGCATGGAGGCCCTATAGGAAAGATACTAGCTATGTTTAACAAGACTATACCTAATTTAGCTTTGTATCCTGATCCTAGTCGTTCTGATGCAGAGTTAGAGGTAGACCCTCGCTTTCCCCCATTAGTAAAGGATATAAAAGGAGCTAGAATTTTAGAAAAGATGACTAGGTACGCATGGGAGGCACAGTCAAGGAGAGCAACTGAGATAGCGGATCTCCCAGAGGGTCAGTATGCTAGTAAAATGGCTATAGATTTACATAACGACGCCTATAGAAAGTATGTTAAGGCGAGAGAAACCTTGTATGATTATATTGACAAGATGGAAGTTTCTATGAAAGATGACTTTGATTATATAAAACATTACACTAACAAGTATCCTATGCACAACACTGAGTTCAGAGGTGTACACAATAGATACTTAGATAACGCAGAGTAGCTTATATGCCAGGTATAGTAAAAGACTCTGATAGTAAAATGACTCAGGCGTTATCTAGATATAACTATGAGGCTAAGCATAACTGTGTAGACTGTGAGAAGTTTCTAGACCCGTCTGCTTGCGACATAGTACAAGGCCCTATAGCTAAAAATGGAAGTTGTATGTTTCATAGTACGAGAGAGAAAAGATAATGCCTGACCCTATTGACTACTCTGGTCGATTAAAAGAGCTACTAAAGGAGCCTTATGCAAACTCTCCTGAGTTGAGGGAAATCTATAGAAATGTAGGTAAGGGTCTAGGTACGTCTGGGAATAGGTTTGTGGACTTCACTCAGAGGCTTGGAGATCTTATAGGTTTTGGCTCGATTCAGGATATAGAAGGCTCTATAGATAGATATAAACAGTCACAGTCAAAAGATACTGGAAAGTTACTAGGAGAACTATTACAGAGTGGATCTCAGTTAGTTCCTCCTGGAAGATTTGCTAGAGCCTTACGTCAGGCGGGGTTGCCTACGTTGGGTAGAGTTCTTGAAGGAGAGGGAAGAGCTGCTGAGGGATACCTTACTAAGGAGGCAAGAGAGGCAGGTGTTAGGGAACTTCTGAGGAGCTTTCGTCCCACGGGGGAAACTCCTATTGAGCTAGACTTAGTTCGAGACTTAGCAGAGCATTATCTACTGCGGAAAGCTGCTGTTGATAGACCACCTAGTAGTCCCTTTCAAGTTAGAGATATTACTCCGTCTGATGTTACTCCGTCTGATGATAAACCTACTACTGATAAGTATGGATATGATAGATCTGCTCCCGATATATATACTACGAATCCGGATCTAGGGCTAAACGACTATGGAATTTCTGTCCATAAATCTAAAGATGGTCCTTTTGTAATTAAGCGGAAGGGTAAAGCCCTGGGAATTGCTGATAGTTTGGAGTCAGCTAGTAAGCTAGTTTTGGATCATATAAAACGATTTGATGCAGAAGATACTACGGAGCCACCAAAGAAATGATAGACTATAAAGAGTTTGCACTAGCGATTGCAACAGTAGTAGTGTTTGCCTTTCTAATCTGGATCGCACTATAAGGAGATAATAATGCAAGAAGAATCTATAAAAATGATACATAAGGGACAAGCGTCCCAAGCAGTGAAGTTAGAAGTACAAGATGTTATCTTTAAACGTGAAGTTGATGTTATGAATAAACTAATAGCATTCTATAGATCGGGGGAATTGACAAATGAACAACTAAGAGGTAGTATTGGGGAGATTGCAGGTCTCCGATCTGTATTAGAAGAGTTAGAACGATCAATAAGACGTGGAATAAGTGAAACTGAAAAGGTGATAACAAATGGCTGATTTTGAAGTAGCCCCAGATAGTATAAATACAAAGGAAGACCGCGAGAACTACGAGCAGTCTGCTTTTATACAACCCGGTTCTATATTAGATAATTTGAACCAGACCCCTCCTGATAATCCTGATACACCTACACCGGAAGCTCCGTTATATGACCTCAATATCGGGGGACAGGTGTTCAAGGTTCCAAAAGAACAATATGATGCTTATACAGTAGAAAAGGCTACACAGGAAGCCCAGATAGCATCTAGTCAACAACCAGTTCTAACAGAACCTGTACAGGAAGGAGATCCAGACTGGAAAGACTCTTTTTATGCAGATCCAGATGCTGCTATGGATAAGTTTAAGGCTGAAGTAGTTGATCATGTAAAAGAGGCTGTTCAGCAGGAATACACTAAGCAAGGTACTAAGGATCAATTCTGGAATGACTTTTATTCAGAGCATAAGGAACTAGAAGGGGAAAAAGGAATGGTTCTTCAAATTCTCCAGAATAATCCAAGCATAGGCGACCTACCTGTAACTCAGGCAGGTGGTGAACTTGCTAAACAGACAAAGGCGGAGTTACTCCGCATAGCTAAATCATACGGTGGAGCTCAAGAACAAGCTCAGGACCTTGGCCTCGTTGGTGCTGCTCAAGAAGTCCCTAGAGAACAATCACAAGAACAATCAGACGACACCCCGATTTCTCTTTCTGCTGCTCTGGACGAGCGTAGAAAGTCGAGATCTAAATCTAGCTAATAGGAGACATAGTATGGCCCAGTTTCAGTGGCAATTTGACGCTCCTAGTGGTGTTTTTAAGCAACACGCCTTATCAAGGCGTCTGTATTGGGCGGCACTAGAGAATAGCGTCTTTATGGATCATGTTGCACCTATCCCTGCCTTTGGCAAGGGTAAAGGTGAGAATGTGACTCTTACGAGGATTAGTAGCATTAGTGAACCTACTTCTGCTGATCTGACTGAGGGAGAGAGAATACCCGAAGATAGCCATTCGATCAGTACGACTTCGATCACCGTTGTCGAGATTGGTCGGGCGGTTCCGTTTACTAGCTTCGCGTCGGATCTTTCCTTTTTCAATCTCCAGAATAGCATCCAACGGCGTCTTCGTGACCAAATGCGTTTAGTCATGGATACTAAGGCTGCTGCGGCATTTAAAAATGCCAAGATTAAGTATGCCCCGACTGGTCTTGCTTCTGGATCTTTCGACACTGATGGTACTCAGTCTACTACTGCTACCGCTAACTGGAATATGTTTCATGTTGAGGAAGTCCGTGACTACCTCTTTGATACACTCCAGACACCCCCCGTAGAAGGTGACGACTATATTGCGATTTTCCGCACATTGGGACTTCGTGGTTTGAAACGTGACCCATCTTGGGAGGAGTGGCATAAGTACACTGATCCTCAAGCTAAGTTCAACAACGAAATCGGTCGTATTGAGAACGTCCGGCACATTGAGACCAACCACGCTAATGCTCTTAGTAAAACGGGCACAGGCTCGGTTCTCGGTGAAGGCATTGTATTCGGTGCTGATTCAGTCGCTATGGCTGAAGTAGCAACTCCCGAACTTCGTGCCGCTATGCCAGACGATTTTGGTCGGTCCAAAGCTGTTGCTTGGTACGGTATCCTTGAGTTCGGACTTATCTGGGATACAGCTAACGCAGGCGAGGCCCGCGTTGTTCATGTTAACTCTGCGTAAGCAGACATCCTAGGCGGATGATCTATTAGGAGACTATAGATGGCCTATACACACTCTAAGTACGAAGTTGAAGTTCAACCTGCTACGCCTTCATCGGCTCCGGCGGCTGGCTTTAACTGTATTGACTTCAATCAGCCTGGAGCTACTGTAGCTGCTGGTGTTTACGCACCTGGCTACGTACCTCACATCATTCGTGGTGCTGCCGTTATCCCTTTGGTAACAACAGCGCTGGCAGATGATGTAAGTGTTAACTTCGACGCTGATATTTCCACTGCCGGTACTCCCACAAATATGTTTAAGGTTTTGTGGCCTACCGAGATCAAGGCGCATAGATCTCTTTACTATACGCCTACGTACTACATCGAGATTAAACCTGGTCGGCACGTTAACGTTAGGGTTACAACCCTAGGTGCTGCGGCTTCAAACGCTAAGGTTGTTCTTTATGTAGAACCACGTTGGGAAGAACCTGCGAACGTAACTGGTATGCAGTCCGCTTCGTAATTAATTAATCCAACCAGTCAGGGGTTATAGCCTAGCCCCTGGCATCTCTTCGGAGAGAGGGTTTACTGACTGGTAAAGGAGATATACTATGGCTGCTTTAAGTGCTACCTGTTGGAGCGTATCAGTACAAGAC